TGTATATCCTACAATTTCTTCTGGACAATCTACAAAAGTTATTATAGTTTCTACTCCACATGGTATGAACCACTTCTACCGTTTGTGGCATGATGCAGAAAGAAGTAAAAATGAGTATGTTCCAACTGAGGTTCATTGGTCAGAAGTTCCTGGAAGAGATGCAAAATGGAAAGAACAAACTATTGCAAACACTTCAGAACAACAATTTAAAATTGAGTTTGAGTGTGAATTTTTAGGGTCAGTTGATACTCTTATTTCACCAAGTAAACTTAAGAGTTTAGTATATGATACTCCAATCAAACAAAGTAAAGGATTAGATGTTTATGAAAACTCATTTCCAGATAAAGATTATGTAATTACAGTTGATGTGGCAAGAGGAGTTGGTAGTGATTATTCTGCATTTGTTGTATTTGATATAACTACTTTCCCTCACAAAATTGTAGCAAAGTATAGAAATAATGAAATTAAACCTATGTTATTTCCAAACATCATTTATGATGTAGCAAAAAATTACAATAGTGCATTCATACTTTGTGAAGTTAATGATGTTGGAGACCAAGTAGCAGCAATTATTCAATATGATTTGGAATATCAAAATCTTCTTATGTGCTCTATGCGAGGTAGAGCTGGGCAAATTGTAGGACAAGGATTTTCAGGAAAGAAAACTCAACTTGGTCTTAAAATGTCTAAGACAGTTAAAAAAGTTGGATGTCTAAATCTAAAAACTATGATTGAAGAAGATAAACTTATATTTAATGATTATGAAATCATTAGTGAACTTACCACATTTATTCAGAAGCACAACTCCTTTGAAGCAGAACAAGGTTGTAATGATGATTTGGCAATGTGCCTTGTAATCTATGCTTGGTTAGTTTCACAAGATTATTTCAAAGAACTTACTGAGCAGGATGTTAGAAAAAGATTATATGAAGAACAAAAAAATCAAATAGAACAAGATATGGCTCCATTTGGATTTGTTCTTACAGGAATAGAAGATGAAGCAATAATTGATTCTGATGGAGATGTTTGGAATGTAGATGAGTATGGCGATAAGTCATATATGTGGGAGTACAGGTAAAAGAATAAATTTATAAATACTTGTAGAGCAAAAATGAAGCATTTAGAGGAGTCAAAATGGCGCTTAGCTTAGCATCTCCAGGTATTAAAGTAAGAGAAGTAGATTTAACAAGAGGTGGAATTAGTAATACCACATCTTTGTCAGCTGGAATTGCTGCACCTTTTGCTAAAGGTCCAGTAAATCAAATTGTTACTATTACAAGTGAAAATGAATTAGTATCAATTTTTGGCAAACCTTCAGTTAATGATTACCATTATGAATCATGGTATTCAGCATCCAACTTTATGGCATATGGTGGAAGCCTAAAAGTTGTTAGATGTTCTGGAACTAACCTCAGAAATGCAAATGCTGGTGTTTCTGCAGCAGCATTAACAACATTGACTATTGAAAATTATACAGATTATCAAACAGATTATTCATCAGACAGTACATTTCATTGGGCAGCAAAGAACCCAGGATATTGGTCAGAAGGGATTAAAGTTTGTGTAATTGATAATTTTGCAGACCAAATTTTATCTGGCGTATCAACAGCAAATGTTGCTGTTGGATATGGAGTAACCCAAGCACTTTCAGGAATAGTTGCTGGGGTTGGACAAACTTCTTCAGCTTCTGGATACCTTAAAGGAATTATTACTGGAGTTGGTTCTTCTAGTATTACTGTTAAGATTGTATCTAAAGTAGTTGCTTCTGTAGAGACTGTTCAAGAATATACAGAAAATAGCACTTATGCTTTTGCTGCTACTCAAATAGGAATTCATACTGTAGGGGCAACCATAGTTGGAACAGCTTCTACAGTCTTAACTCCATCCTCAACTGCAGATTGGTATAACAGTCAGTATGTACTTAGCACTGCTAATGGAGACTATACTGATTTATCTTGGAGAAGTATTGCTCCAAAACCAAGAAACAATGCATATGTAACCGAAAGAGGTGGTTCTAATGATGCATTGCATGTTGTTGTTATTGATAGTAAAAAAGCAGCAAACATATCAGGAAATCCACAAACACTCTTAGAAAAATTTGTAAATCTTTCTAAGGCAAGTGATGCTACTATTTCACCATCACAAAATGTATACTATAAAGAGTATCTTGCATTAAATTCACAATACATTTATGCAGGCAAATCACTTGGTGATTCTACAAACGCAATTTGGGGAGTAGACCCAGTACAAGCTAAGTTCTCATCAGCATTTACTCCAGTTTCAGAATCTCTGGGTCTTTGGGGAGTTGCTTCTGATGCAGTAAACTTTAATGTAGTTGGAAACAAATCATTTAGTTTGACTGGTGGAGCAGACTATAGTGGAGTAGATAATATTGGAGGATTTGCTGTAACATTAGCAAACCTTTCAAATGCTTATGATTTATTTGCATCAGATACTGCTTCTACTATCAACTTCTTACTCCAAGGAAGTGCTTCTTTAGGTAAAGAAGATGAACAGGCAAAAGCAAACAAACTAATTAGTCTTGCAGAAACTAGAAAAGATTGTATTGCTTGCATTTCACCATACAGAGCAGGAGTTGTTAATGTATCTCCAGCAGCAACCCAACTTTCAAATATCTTATCATTCTTCTCACCACTGACTTCTTCATCTTATGCAATCTTTGATAGTGGTTATCAATATGTTTATGATAGATATAATCAACAGTTTGTTTACATTCCTTGTTCTGCAGATGTTGCAGGACTTTGTGTAAGAACTGATATTGACCAATTCCCTTGGTATTCTCCTGCAGGTAAGTCAAGAGGAACTCTTAAGTTCCCAATCAAACTTGCTTATAATCCAGGACAAGATGAAAGAGATAGACTTTATTCACAAAGAATCAATCCTGTCATTTCATCTCCTGGTTCAGGAATTATTCTCTTTGGAGATAAGACTGCTCTCTCTTATCAGTCTGCTTTTGATAGAATCAATGTTAGAAGACTCTTTATTACTATTGAGCAAGCAATTAAAGGGGCAGCAGATGCTCAACTCTTTGAATTTAATGATAGTACTACAAGAGCAAACTTCATCAACATTGTTGAACCATACTTAAGAGATGTTCAAATTAAGAGAGGAATCACTGACTTCCTCTTGGTTTGTGATGAAACAAACAACACCCCTGATGTAATTGATAGAAATGAATTTATTGCTGATATCTATGTGAAACCAGCAAGATCAATTAACTTTATTGGTCTCACCTTTGTTGCTACCAGGACTGGGGTTTCATTTGAAACAGTTGTAGGAACAGTTTAATTTAATCAGGAGAAACTAAAATGGCTACTTTTCAACAAAGATCTATTGATGCCTTTAAGTCAAAACTTAAAGGAGGTGGTGCTCGTAGTAACTTATTTGAAGTAAGTTTTGGAGCAGAACAGGGTGGACTTCCAGGTACAACTGCAACATCCACTGGAGCAACAAATTCAATTTTTTCACAATTGGGTGTTACTTTTGATGAAGGAGACTTAATGCTTATTAAGGCTGCAAGTTTACCAGCATCTACTATTTCAGAAATTCCAGTTCCTTTTAGAGGCAGAACTTTAAAAATTGCTGGAGATAGAACCTTTGAGGTTTGGACCATCACTGTTATCAATGATACAGATTTCAAATGGAGAAGCTTCTTTGAAAAATGGATGAATTATATCATCAAAGTTTCTGATGGAAGTGGTGCTATTAACACAGGTGATTACATGGCAGATATGAATGTAGCACAACTTTCCAGAGGTCCTGGAGTTCTTCCTAATGTAGTCAATACTCAAGAAATTGACACTTTAAGAAAGTATGTTGTTAAGGGAGTATTCCCAACTAATGTTTCTGCTATTGACCTTTCTTATAATAATGAAAATGAAATTGAAGAGTTTACTGTAGACCTCCAAGTTCAATACTGGGAAGCTTATACAGGAACTAATGCTTCTGACATCATCTAAATAGTACATAGTTTAAAATTATACGATGGCAAGACTTTTTGGGTTTTCGATTGATGATGAAAGTACTAAATTACCTAAAAGTGCAATATCCCCTGTCCCCGAAAATAACGAGGATGGGGCTGATTATTATCTAACTAGTGGATTTTATGGGCAATATGTAGATATTGAAGGTGTATTCAGAAATGAATATGACCTGATTAAAAGATATCGTGAAATGTCCCTCCATCCAGAATGTGATGCTGCTATTGAAAATGTAGTTAATGAAGCAATTGTTAGTGACTTAAATGATTCTCCAGTTGAAATTGAATTAAGTAATCTTAATGCCAGTGATGGTTTAAAGAAAATCATCAGGGAAGAGTTTAAGTTTATTAAAGATATGATGGATTTTGATAAAAAAGCCCATGAAATTTTTAAGAATTGGTATGTTGATGGACGTCTTTTATATCATAAAGTAATTGACCTTAAAAAACCAGAAGAAGGTATTATAGATGTTAGATTTGTAGATGCCCTCAAAGTTAAATTTATGAGGGTTGAAAAGAAAACTGGCGTAGATGCAAGAAAAGGATTTAATTTAGATCCAAAAGACCCAAATTCTTTTGTAGAACCTGAACTTGATGAGTATTTTGTTTATTATCCAACATCAAGTATTCAAAAATATGGAGCAAGTAACAAAGGAATTGCAATAGCAAAAGATGCTATGACCTATGTTACTTCAGGTCTTGTAGATAGAAATAGACAACTTACCTTATCATATCTTCATAAAGCAATTAAAGCACTCAATCAATTAAGAATGATTGAAGATGCTTTGGTCATTTATAGAATTTCACGTGCTCCAGAAAGAAGAATTTTCTACATCGATGTAGGTAATCTTCCTAAGGTTAAGGCAGAACAATATCTGCGTGATGTTATGAACAGGTATAGAAATAAACTTGTTTATGATGCAGGCACTGGTGAAATGCGTGATGATAAGAAGTTTATGAGTATGATGGAAGACTTCTGGTTACCTAGAAGAGAAGGTGGTCGTGGTACAGAAATTACTACTCTTCCAGGTGGACAAAATCTTGGTGAACTTGCTGATGTTCAGTATTTCCAAAAGAAACTTTTTAGAGCACTTAATGTTCCAGAGTCAAGAACTGCATCTGATGGTGGATTTAACTTAGGACGTTCATCAGAAATCTTAAGAGATGAACTGATGTTTGGTAAGTTTGTTGGAAGATTGAGAAAAAGATTTAGTCAACTTTTTCATGATATTCTTAAGACACAGTTAATTCTTAAGAACATTGTTACCCTAGAAGATTGGGACAGAATGAGTGATCATATTCAATATGATTACTTGTATGATGGACATTTTGCAGAACTTAAAGAAACTGAATTGATGAATGAAAGACTCAATTTAGCAGTAGCAGTTCAACCATATATTGGAACTTACTATTCTAAAGATTATGTAAGAAGGAAGGTCTTGAGACAAACAGATCAAGAAATTGTAGATCAGGATAAGTTGATTGTTAAAGAAATTAAAGAGGGACAATATGCTGATCCAAAAGAAAATCCTCCAATGGGTTCATCAGGATCTCCAATTTTACCTGTTTCTATAGATCAACAAATGCAAATGTTGGGTCAAATGCCTATGGACCCAGGATTAGAAAGTCAAGGTGCATCAACTAATGCTCAGGCACAAGCAGCAACTAAAATCAACACTAAATCTGCAGAGATATAAATACTTCTATAAAAATTGAGGACTTTTTATGGATCCTAGTTATGATTTATTGGATATTTTAATGACTGATAATTCCGCAGAACATGCTTCTGATAAAATTAAAGAAATTCTTTATACTAAATCTGCAGAAAAAGTCAACTCATTAAGACCAGTAGTTGCACAATCGATGTTTGGTGATAATCAAGATCAAGAATCAGAGGAAGGTTGATGGCATTAAAAATTGTACAAGAAATAGCATCTGTTGCTATTAGTACCACAGGTGTTAGTACTAGTGCTTCTATTGCCTTACAAAGTGGTTATTTTAGATTGACACCAAATAAAGATTGCCATGTTGCCATAGGAACAAATCCAGGAGCAACAGTAAATTCATTATACATTCCTGCAAATAAATCTGAAATTATAAAGGAAAAAGTTGTAAGACAAAAAATTTCTGGTATTACAACAGGAACTTCTACATTAATTACTTTTAGTCAAAATTTAGGAAATCCCTTTGTGGTTGGAGATTATTTAACAATTGAAAATGCATCTCCTTCAGGGATTAATACTATTCATAATCTAATAACAGCAATTTCAGAAAATCCATTTACAGGAACAAGTACTCTTACAATTCCATTTAATAGTGCTTCTCTTACTGGTATTGCAGTTACTAATGCAACTGCTACAAAAAGTATTAAAATAACTGCATTTAGTGATACTTCTGTAGGAGCATCTGGTGGAAGTGGTGTATTACACATTTCAGAAGTACAAATAGCATCTCAGGCATAATCAAATGAAACTTATCACAGAAGAGATAGAATCAGTAGAAATTATTACTGAGGAAAAAAATGGTAAACAAACTCTGTATATTACAGGACCATTTCTTCAGGCTGAAGTAACTAACAGAAATGGTAGGTGCTATCCATTTCAAATCTTGGAAAGGGAAGTCAAGAGATATAATGATGCATTCATTAAGAATGGTCGTGCTCTTGGAGAACTTGGACACCCAGATGGACCTACTGTTAATTTAGATCGTGTTTCCCATATGATTACTGATCTTCGTTCTGAAGGTCATAACTTTGTTGGTAAAGCAAAGATTCTTGATACTCCTATGGGTAATATTGCTAAATCTCTTCTTGGTGAGGGTGTAAAACTTGGAGTTTCTTCAAGAGGCATTGGGTCTCTTGTTGAAAAAAATGGTGTTAAATATGTTGCTGATGACTTTATGTTAGCTACTGCTGCTGATATTGTAGCAGATCCTTCTGCTCCAGATGCTTTTGTTCATGGTATTATGGAAGGTAAAGAATGGGTTTGGGAAGGTGGTATTCTTAAAGAGAAAGCTGCAGATCAAACCAAAAAACTTGTAGAAAGATATACAAAACAAAGAAAGTTAAGTGAAATGAAAAAATTAGACCTGTTAAATCAGTATTTGTTAAATCTTTAAATTATAAATAAATATAGAATAAATTAAAAAAAACCAAAGATTTTATTCGGAGAATACAAATGAGCGCTGGTAGCAATTTACAAGAAATGGAAGTATCTACTAAAAAATCCGTCACTGCTGTTAATAGTGGTGCTAAACCTGCAGAATCAAGACCAAGTTTTGATGCTAAGGTAGAGGGTCAATCAGCTTCTTGGCAGGACCTTGGTGGTCCTACCCCAACAGGAGAGAATTCACCTCTTGGTGATTCCAACAAACTCAAGACTGGAGCAACCCTCCAAGCAGTAAGAAATGTAGTCAACAAAGGAGCTAAAGCTGCTGATGCTATGCCTGCTAAGATTGTAGGTAAGCAAGCAAGCTATGGTGAGGAAGTTGAGAATGATGAAGAGTTAGTTGAAGAAACTGAAGATGATGTAGTTTCCGAAGAAAAGGAAGCAAAAGAAGGTGGTAAGGCAGATAAGAAAGAAGATAAGAAAGAGGGTGAAAAGGAAGATGATGAAGAAGAAGATATGGAAGAAGAGTTTGAAATGGACTTTTCTGAAGATGTAACTGCCCTTGTTGGTGGTGAAGATCTTTCAGAAGAGTTCAAAGGTAGAGCAGCACTTATCTTTGAATCTGCAGTAAGAGCAAAGATTTCAGAAATCAAAGAATCTCTGGAAGTTAAGTTTAATACTGCATTAGTAGAAGAAGTTGCTGTTATCAAGGAAGAATTGACCTCAAGGGTTGATTCTTACCTTGAGTATGTTGCTGAAGAGTGGGTAGATGAAAACGCTCTTCAAATTGAAAGTGGTCTTAAGGGTGAACTCTCTGAGTCATTCATGACTGGCCTTAAGTCACTTTTTGAAGAACATTATGTAGAAATCCCTGAAGATAGATATGATGTGTTAGAAAATATGGTCATGAGATTAGATGAAATGGAAGAAAAACTCAACGAACAAATCGAAAGAAATGTTCAGTTAAACCATAGACTTAGTGAAGCTGTAAGTGATACCATCTTCAATGATGTTACTGAAGGGTTAGCTTTAACTCAGAAGGAAAAACTTGCAGGTCTTGCTGAAAGTGTTGAGTTTGAAAGTGAATCAGAATATCGTGGAAAACTGGAAGCTCTGAAGGAATCTTATTTCCCAAGAAATTCAGGTTCTTCAAAAGGAGAAATGCTGTCTGAGCAAGCACAAGAAGATTATGGAAATGCTATGAATGCTTACTTGAGAGCAGTGACTAAGTTCTCTAAGTGAAAACTCTTATATAATAAATACATTTAGTTAACAACACTTTAACAAGACAAACAAGGAGAAAAGCAAATGTTCCTTTCAGAACAATTGCAGAAGAAGTGGGAACCTCTCTTAGAAGCAAGTGGTCTTGATCAAATCACAGACCCTTATAAGAAAGCTGTTACCGCTGTTCTGCTAGAAAACCAAGAAAGATTTTTAAATGAGGAAAGAGGATTCCTCTCAGAAACCCCAGGTGGTTCATATGCCAGCCAAGGTGGTGCTGGTAGTTATGCAGGTTATGGTGGAGGAGCCCCATCTGCTGGTCCAGTAGCAGGTTTCGATCCAGTTCTGATCTCATTGATCAGACGTTCAATGCCTAACCTCGTTGCTTATGATTTGGCTGGTGTTCAGCCAATGAATGGTCCTACTGGACTTATTTTTGCAATGAGAAGCAGATATGTAGATCAAAATGGTAATGAAACCTTCTTCAATGAAGTTGATACTGCATACTCTGGACAAAACTCAGGTTACAATACTACTACTGGTGATTACACTGGTGGTTCAGATGATGGTGCATCTGTAGGTTTTGGTACAACTGGATTCTCACAAGGTGGTGCTGCTGCTGGTAGCAATCCTGCTGATCTTAATGCTTCCGGTGCATCTGGAAGAGAGTATAAGGTTGGCCAAGCAATGGACACCTATGATGCTGAGAATCTTGGTGCTGATGGTTCCCATCAGTTCAACCAGATGGCATTCAGCATTGAGAAACTCTCAGTTACTGCAAAGTCTAGAGCACTCAAGGCTGAGTACACCTTAGAACTCGCACAAGACCTCAAGGCTATTCATGGTCTTGATGCTGAAGCTGAGTTAGCAAACATTCTCTCTTCTGAGATTCTTGCTGAAATTAACAGAGAAGTCATCAGAACCATCTACAAGATTGCTGAGCCTGGTGCTCAAGCTAATGTTGCTAATGCTGGTTATTTTGACCTTGATGTTGATTCAAATGGTAGATGGTCTGTTGAGAAGTTCAAAGGACTTCTGTTCCAGATTGAGAGAGATGCTAATGCTATTGCATTCAGAACTCGTAGAGGAAAGGGTAACACCATCCTTTGCTCATCTGATGTTGCTTCAGCATTGACTATGGCAGGTTTGCTTGATTACACTCCTGCTCTTAATGTTAACTTGAATGTTGATGATACTGGCAATACTTTTGCTGGTGTTCTCAATGGTAAATTCAAGGTCTACATTGACCCATATTCTGCTAACCTTTCTGCAACACAATACTATGTTGTTGGTTACAAAGGAACTAATCCTTATGATGCTGGTCTGTTCTATTGCCCTTATGTTCCTCTCCAAATGGTGAGAGCTGTTGGTCAAGACACCTTCCAGCCTAAAATTGGTTTCAAAACCAGATATGGTATGGTTTCTAACCCATTTGCAAATGGTCTTGCTCCTGGTGATCTGGGTGCTATCAAGCAAAATGCTAACAGATACTATAGAAGAGTTGCTGTTAAGAACCTTATGTGAGTTTTACTCACATTTTTTCAGGACCTCCAAAAAGGGGGTCCTTTTTTATTGGAATAAATAGTTCAAAAAATGGCAACAAGTCCTTGGAGTAAACAACCAACTAATAAGAATTTACTTTCTCCAGTTGGGTTTAAGTTTTCCTTACACAAAGCACCTAAAGTAGATTTCTTTTCGAATTTTGCTGGAGTTCCTGCTATTACTTTAGGGTCTGCTATTGAAACTCGTTATGGAAAAAATATTGATTTCCCTGGCGATAAGATGAACTTTGAAGATTTTCGTCTCAGATTTCTTGTAGATGAAAATCTTGAAAACTATATGGAAATATGGAATTGGATGACTGGTTTAGGATTTCCATATAGTTTAGAACAATACCAAGAACTTAAAAATAACTCAGATGACTCCAATCCTTTACAATTAAAAGGAGATTTTTATGAAAGGTCAGATGGAACTCTTGAAATTTTAAATAGTGACTTTAATACAAATGCTAAAGTAATTTTTAGTGGATTATATCCAATTTACTTATCTGCATTAGATTTTGATGCTACAGCAGAAGATATTAAATACTTTACAGCAGAAGTTACATTTAAATACATTTATTACAAAATTGTTAGTACAACAGGACAGACTTTATGATTTCTCTTGATGATATTCAATTGATGTGGAAAAAAGATTCAGAAATTAATATTGATGATTTACATAATGAATCTTTAAAAATTGCATCATTACACTCCAAATATTATGAACTTTATAACAATACATCACTCTTAAGGAAAAGAGCAGAACTTCAATATAAAAATAAAAAATTAGAAAGATATAACTTCTATGC